TCATGCAGGGCAGGAAGCGGAATGGCATGTCCATGGTGTTCACACCCTCACCAGCATTTTGGATGCGGCGCAAACGCCAGTAAACAAGCGTGTAGGTCTGGGTGTTGTCAGGCACAGGCCAAACAGTGAATCGTGGCGTATTCAGGCGCTCAATCCAGATCTGGATAGGGCGAGCCTGCGTCAACTTGTTTGGGATCGTGGCGTATGTAGATACGCTGATACGAGTGATGGTCAGATCGGCTTGAGTTGAAGCGCTTCCTGCACCAGTTCGAATGACGTGCTCCATCAAGTCAACCGTGTCAGCCGGTAACTCATATGTAGCAACGCCCGGAGTCAACACCTGTGTGCCCTGCTCAAATGTCCACATGTTGATGCCGCGGTTTGCCCAGTCAGCAAACAACAGATTCAACGAGCGACGAGCGGTACGCAAGTCATAACCCGTCCGCATCTCGGAGCCCACGCGCTCAAACGCTTCCTCGACGATTTCTGTCAAATCGACGTTAAAGTTTGCAACTCCAGATGTGGCCATAATTTACTTCTTTGCAGTTTTGGCAGATTGACGAAATGCCTTGGCTGTTGGCGCACCAGCAGAACCGGGCTTACGCATTTTCTCACCAGAACCAGCGGCAATGCGTTTTCTTTTTGCATTAATGTTGGCATACAGGCCAACACTGCCGCCGTCGGCGTACTGCGTAAAGTCGGTGTCATCCCGGCGAGCCTTGCGGACGCCTTTGGGCATCTTGGAGGGGGACATTGCCCCCATACCACGACTGGCCATCATGGCTTACACCATCTTGCCGCGAGTGTGCCCTTTGGCAATGCAGCCATCGGCACGGGTTACACCGCCCTTTGCCAACTTCTTTGTGGAAGTTGCTGGCGCTGGAGGAGTTGAGCTTGCATCGTTGTATGCTTTCTCAGCTTTGGCGCGGTCTTTTGCGTCTTTGGCAGCTTGGATTGCTTCTGCGATTTCTTCTTTGGTAGCCATTATCTTCTCCTTAGCAGGCTTTGCCGCCGCGAGCCATCTTAACCATGGTGCCTTTGGTCTTGCCCTTGGAGGCAATGCCATCGCGGCTTGGAGAGGCAGTTTTAACTGCGCCCATCTTGGTCATGCCGCCAGACTTCATGCCGGCGTGAGCTTTGGAAGCGGGAGCTGCAGCATGGGCCTTCAGGGAAGTGGCAATACCACCCTTGGCCATCTTGGCTTCAGCCATCTCATGCTTGATCATGGACTTGGGGGCGCCAGCTTTCTTCATGAAGCTGACTTCCTTTTTCATCATTGCTTTGGACTCTTTCATATCGCCACCTTCTTTGAATTTGCGGCCCTTGTCCGCGTTAGAAAAATCTTTGCCCACGGACTGTGGGACGCCTACCTTCTTTGCAAACTTCGGACTGTGCGCTACCGCACGCATGAAGTCAGCTTGCTTTTTGCTAGTTGAGGGCACTGCGCTGCTCCTTCATGAATTCATCAAGTTTTGCATCAAGACGGTCAAGACGCTGAATAACTCTGTTCATGTCGTTGTGCATGTCCATCTTAGCCACAAACTTCTCGGCGTTTTCTTCCCGAGTCTTGCTCAGCAAAATGGACAAGCGCTTAACTTCGTCGTGGGAAATCTTCACCCAAAACAAAAGCAGCGCCGAGGCAAACGAAAGAACGGTATTCCAGACTGGCAATTCCATGACTTAGCACTTCCACCTTGCGAGAGAAGCCGCCTTGCGAGTGGGGTTGCCCTTCTCGTCTTTCATTGGACCCGGCATGCCACTCATGCGTGCGCAGAACGAATCTTTGCGCTTGCCACCCTGCGGCTGCGGAGCCTTCAGATTACTTCCGGTTTCCCGGTTGTATTTGGCGCGCCCCTTAGCAGTCAGGCCCGCACCTTTGGAAACCGGCAGCTTTTCGCCGCGGCCTACCGCCAGTGATGGGCCCTTCTTCTTTGGAGCTGCTTTAGGCATAGAACGCAGTCACTTTTGCGTTGGACAACGTGGCATAAATGCTTGTCTCGAACAACACGCCTTCAGCCGGAATCAAGACGTTGAATGTCTCGCCGTTTGCAACGGTGTTCAATGTCATAACGGTTGTGCCGCCGGAGCCGCCGTCTTTCATGATGACGCTACCAGTAGATGCGCCGGGTTCGATTACCAAACCACGCAAGCGCGCACGAGCACCAATAACCGCCCCTGAAGCGGCAAGCGAAATTGCTTTAACGTCAGTTTGCATTCCCATAATCAATCTCCTGTAAAGCGGGGGCCAAAGCCCCCGAGATCAATTAAGCGTCAGCGAAAGGAGTGGCAACAGAGCCGGAACCCAAGACCACGCCTGTGACCATGTACTTGTTCGCAGCGATAGCCACGATCTGAATCCATGTGCCAGCCACGCCACCAGTGGTGGTGCCGTTCAGGTTGATGAAGTCATTGCTGGAACCAGCAGTAAAGCCAACCACTGCGCCAGAAGAGTCAGTGTCCACAGAAATCACGGAACCGACAAACTTGTCAGTGCCGTCTGTACCAATCTTCAGTGAGCTGGTAGAGATGGTTGTGGGCACCCAGATGGTGTATGTCACACCTTCGTTGTTGACGGTGTTGGGATCTTGGCCGGGGCCAGATGTCACCGAGTTTGCCGACACGTTAATGCTGGGCAGTGTCAGAGTGACAGCGGCAGCCAAAGAGCCACCAACGCTGATGATGCGACCTGCGTGGGCTACGGGAGTCAGTGCGGTGCTGGAAGTGATTTCAACAACGGTAGCTGGACCTTGTTGGTAGATGCCGCCCAACGAACGAACTGGGCCTTGGAAAGTAGTTTGAGCCATGATTTTTTTCCTCATGCGGTTAAGGCGTATCTGTCTGCATGACGTCGGCCCGGAGCCGTCAGATACACCGGAAAGTCCGGGGTGACTGCAATATACCCCAAAAGAAAAGGGGCCGCAAGGGCCCCTTCTCAAATATCCCCGAGGGAATATTAAGCGCCGGGAGAACCGTAAGCGCCCAGTGGGTCAGACACGCCGAAGCTGTAACGCTCACGAGCCTTGTAACGCACGTTGCCGGTGTCAAAGTCGCCGTCCATGGAGTTCGACAAAGGCGAACGAACGAAGTGCTTCAAGCCGTTAGGCACGTCAGTCAACAAGAACCAAGCGTTGGTGTCAGTCAAGAAGTTGTTGACTGTGTAACCACCGGGGATGGAACCGTTGTTTTTGATGGCGTTGATGTCGTTATCAGCAGTGCCAACGCGCAGTTCAGTTTCCAACAAGCGGGTTGCAACGAATTGCAATGCTGGAGGAACGATCAGCTTCTTTGGCTTAGCGGCGATCAGCAAACCACGTTCGTCTGTCCAAGCAGCGATCTGAATAACAGCGTTTTCCAACGATGTTTCGTTCAAGTCGGCGCCAGTAGCAGGACGGTTGCTGTTGGTACCACCGGACACCAGAGGGTGAGCAGTAGAGAACAACACTTGACCGTCACCGTAGGTGGGGTTGCCAGAACCAGTGAAACCTTGGTTCAAGATCGCAGCGGCTTTAACCTGCTTGGTGTAAGCCATGGCACGAGCCAAAGCCTTGGTGTAGCGGCTGGACAAGCTGTCATACAGGTTGTCTTCCACTGCTTCCTCGGTGATCGAGAAGCCCATTGCGATGGTTTCGTGTGTGTAACGAGCAGTCCATGCTTCTTGCGCGTTGTCATAAGCGATGGCAGAGCCTTCGTTCTTGACAGGAGCGGCTTGGAAGCCAGACAACTTGGTTTCTTCTTCAAAGCTACGCTCCGATGTCTCGGTTTCGTAGATCTCTTTGTGTTGCTCGCCGTAACGTGCGTACTCCATACCGAACAAAGCGTTCAGGCCGGGGAGCAGTTCTTTGAGCAGTTGTGCGCGTGAAATAGCCATGGTAAGTTACTCCTTAGATGCCAACGGCGTTAGAGAAGGCATGAGCGCCGGGATTGAACTTAACCAAAACATCTGGGTAAGCGTCAGTCACAGGAGATGCAAAGCCAATGATTTTGAACGCGGCAGCGGCGGTTTGAACGGTAGCGTCCAAAGCGCTTGTCGAGTTGCCAGTACGGGTAGAACCAGTGCTGGTGCTCTGAACAGCGGCAAAGAAGGTGTTTGCACCCAACACAGCCTGAGTAGCGGAGCCATCCAATTGAGCTTGGAAAGTCACGCTGTCGTCAGTAACCACGTATGCAGTCACCACGCCGGTTGTGCCGGAGGGGTAGTACTGAGCGTAGATCTGTTGACCTTGTGCGTTGATGTATGAGCAGCCAACGAACACACCGATAGCGCCGAGACCGGAGCCGCCAAGGTTGTTAGTAGTCAAGTCAGCGCCAGTGGCGGTGGACAGAGCGATATAACCGTCGGCGTCAAGAATGACGACTTGGCCATAGAACAAGTTGGTACCGGTGCCTGCGGGATTGATCAGGAACTGGCTTGTAGCGCCGGCATAAGGCATGCCGTCGTTACGGTTTACGGCTTTCAGACCGTAAGGGGAGGCGGTAGTTGCCATTTTAAAACTCCAAAAAGTTAAGTACCTTTACCGAAAGTAACCTTTGTGGACCGCTCTTTGAAGAGTGGCATACGCGGATCACTTTCACGCATGTAGTTGTTGTCCACAGACTGCATCTGCGAATCAGCCTGTTGGCTGTAATACGCATTACGCTGGTCCACAAACTCAACTGGGGTTTTGCAAAGTAACAAACCACCAACTTCAACTGCGTCTGGAAAGCGGCCACTGGTGCTGCCAAACAAACGAATTTCAGGATGATCCGATGCCTTCACGGGTTCCCAGCCCTCGCGGAGCTTAGATGAAATATTCATGGGATCAGCGTTGTTCAGAGTACTGACGCGAATCCAGCGAAACGCATAGCCCGGTTCCGGCGCGGGATCGGGCAGAAGCTGGGGCGGCGCCCATTTAGTGGGACGCGTATCTTTGTCGCGTGACGAAAGTTCTCTGCTTTGACGATTTTGTTCAGCCATGTGTATTTCCTCATTTCTTCCGCAACCTTACGAGCATAGAGTTCCAACGGAACACCCAGCCGCTTGGCGAGATCGACCTGCGTTTTGGTAAGTACGACCTTTCGGGGCGCAGTACTACGTGTTGCTGGTGCGACAACATTCGATTGTTTAGGCGAAGGTGACGCATCCGCCTGCTTCTTCGGCTCGAAAGAATCCGAGAAGCGGTTCCTCATGTCAGCGTCGATACGGTCGTAGTATTCGTCGCTGCCAACCGGAATTCCTTCAGAAACCAGTTCCGAATGAAGGCCAAGGGCGTAAGCCGTCATCTTTTGATTTCTGCCAAACCACGAGTTCTTTTCTTGCCACTCGGCTAGTTTGTCATCAATTTTCGGAGCAGGTTCCTGCTGTGGTTGAGTTTTTACCTCAATTTCTTGCTCCTGTAAAGGAGCAGGAGTGTAATTATTTACTCGTTCGGCGCGCATCTTTGCCATGGTGAGCGCCTCTTGGGCTTCCACCAAAGCATCTGCATCACCGGATTCGTATGCTGCTTTGTACTGGCGTTTGGCTTTGTCCAGATCATTGGCTGCTACCAGCTTGGCCTGTTCAATGTATGCGCCCTGACCTTCGTGCAGTGTGCCGCGGAGCTTTTTATTCTCCTCGATGATGGACTGAGCAATGCGAATTGCCTCATCCTTCTCACGCTGCGCAGCCTCTTTGGCTCGGCGTTCTTCGTGATAGCCCTTGGTGAAGTGCTGAATACGCTTGCGCACGCTCTCGTCGTACTTTGCAAGTTCATCATCACCCATATCCTTGGGCGGCTCTTCCATCGGCTTGCGGTTGCGGTCAGCTTCTGGAGTATCGTCAACCACCTCGATGTCGACCTCGGGGGTTTTGACTTCAACTTCAGGCTCGACTACTTTGCCGCCAGCGCGAGGATTGTCGGAAACCTCGTCGGGAAACTCAAACTCATGTTTTTCCATTGGCATGGTCTACTCCTTAAACTCGTTGTACACCGCGTGGATCTTGCACGACTGCTTCGACCGAATCATCATTGATGATGCGGAATTCGCGGCCATGAATCTTCATGCGAGTGCCGGTGTTAGGACGAACCAAAACAAAGTCACCAACCTTGCAGCTCGGGCCGCTTGGGAAGCGCTTTTCGTCTTTGAATGCATCTGGGCCCATCTTTGCTACGAATAGCACAGGGGACAAGAGTTCTTCAAAGTGCATGGTCTGGCTGGACTTGAGCAGTCCGCCTTCGTACTCTTCGTTGGCTTCTGGGAGGATGCACAGAAGGTGGTACGTCACTGGATCGGGAACTTGCTTGGCCTTTTCCTCTTCGCTCTTATTCAGAACGCCGGTCAGGTCAACTGCCGAAACATCAAATTCACTCATCGTAGTCTTTCATTTTTTGCGCAAGGTCGTTGATTTCAGCAAGTGCGGTCAACAGACCCAGAGCAACCCCGCACTTGTTCTGGTAATCAGCGTAGTCTTTAGCTGCGCCGTCACCCAGACTCTCCACGATTCGTTTTCTTTGCTCTTCAATTTTTGACTTTAGCAGATCCAGAACTTTGCTTTCCATCATTCACCCCGTTTTGTGGCGGCTTGTTTGCTTTTAGCAATGTCGATGCCCATGCGGACACCTTCACGCTCCTGTTCTGCCTGCAATTTTTTCTCTGCTTGCGTTGCTTGTTGGCCAGCTTTGAAGCCCTCCAACTGCAACTTGCCTTCGAGCGCCTGCTTCTTGAGCC